TCTTGTATTTTTCTTCCCAAAGCCTTTCAAAGTACAGTCGGTTTATATCACCTGCTTGGTGCTGGAAAACTGATATATCCATGATAACCAGCATGAAAGGGTAGAACCGCCTATATTTCAGGCCGGCCTCTCTTACCTGCAGATTATCACATCTGACATACTCAGGGTAAGGGCTAAACGTGCTTTTCACTCTGGTGTTCTCAGTCATTTCCAGGTCTCCTCACAGTACTCCAGGCCCACGGGCGTGGGCACGCCAATGTCCTCACCGCCCTGTTCCATTAGCTTCTTCAGTTGCATGGCCCGGGCAAGGTTGCCCTGGCCGGCCTTATACGGAAAGTCGAACACTAGCTCGTCATGCACCTGTAGCACCATGTGGGCATCAAACTTGAACTTGGCCCGCCACTCCTGTAGCTGGGTGTGGCAACGGATCATGGCCCGCATCATCCACCACATGGCCGTCCCCTGTACGTGGTAGCACAGCGGGATGGTAGGCTTGACGCGGCCCCACTCACTACGAGTCACCAGCAGCGGGTAGCCACGGTGGGGGTCCACCATTTTATCCGGCATGGTTTCCACATAGCCGTTCTTCTCCGCGAACTTTAGCCAATACTGGTTCAGCCCCTCTTGCTTGATGAACTTGCGTTTGATGATACGCCTGGCCCCCGGCACCTTGAACGTGGCGTCGGCGGTGGCGTCGCCGGCCTCGTACTGGGTAGCAAAGTCGCCGTTCTTGGTGTCCTGGTAGAGCGTGGCCCGGTAACGCACCTTGAATATGCGGCCATCTAGCTCGCCACCTGGGCCACGGCACTGCTCGAACTCACGCGGGTGCAATAGATGGGCAATCATCAGGTGATTGCTACCGTAGTAAGGCGGGTCGTTGGGCCGCTCGAACAGTTCAATAAACGCCCGCTCATTGCATTCGTAGGCAGGTATGCGTAGCTCGATGTTCTCCGCATCCATTACCCACCACTCCCGCCCTGGGCCAGGCCCGAATATGTACCGCAGGTTCGCCTCTTCTTTTTTGCCCACCTGGGCACTATTCGGGTTGGCAAAGGTGAACCGCAGAGTATCGGTGCCCGTGGGGTTAGCACTGGGGTGCATCACGTAGGTGTCGCTGTTCCCCACGGGCAGCCAATAGCGGCGGTAGCTCTCCAAAAAGCCCAGGGCCGTATCCCGCAGCCGCTTGTCGGCCAGGTTGCGAACGAACTTCCACTGGTCGCTGGCCTGGGGCAACGTGGCCAGGTAGTGGGGCAGCACCACCTTGCTGTCCAGGCTGGGGTTCTCGGTCTTGGCCTTGCCATTACGGAAAGTAGGCAGCTTCAGGTAGTCAAAGCAGAAGGACCGTAGATTATTGTTCACCGCCCCCTTGGGTAGCTCTAGCTCGTAGTCGTGGTCGCGGGCTATGCGTAGCAGCGTGGTGGCGGCGGCACTGCTCTCTTGCCTTAGCCTGGTCTCCAGCTTTTGCGTGCGGGCCAGGCTGGCGGTCACTCCCCGCTGGCTCATGGCCACCACACTGGGCGGTAGCTGGCAGCAGGCGGTAAAGATGGCCCACAGGCTACGGCGGTGGAGCTCGGCCTCTAGCACCTTCCACAGGGCCAGGGCGGCGGCACTATCCATATTGGCATACTCGGCCAGCACCGTGTACCAGGGGTGTGGCTGCTTGTACGTCAGCTTGCGGGCCAGTGCCCGGGGTAGCCAGGTATCAAACCGCCACGCCTGGGCCTTGGCACTGGGGGCCTGGGGCAGGCCCGGCTTGCACACCTGCCAGGCACCATACACTGCACTGCTGGCCACGTAGGCCCGGGCCTCCTTGGTAGCAGCCTCCAGGGCCTTTTCGTAGCTGGTCAGGTCCTCGCCCAGGTACATGACGCACATGCTGGTCAGGTCGTGGGGCTTGTTGCTGGCCAGTATGTGGCCGGCCCGCAACGTATCTACCGTCTTGTGCCAGGGCCAGGTAATGTCTAGCGTGCGACCCAGAGCCACCGCATCAAATATGCTGACGTTGTGGCCCACCAATAGTTCTTCGCCTAATATCAGCTGTCGCAGCTGTTCCTTATCGGCTATGGGTATGTTCACCCGCCGGGTTAGCGGGTCCACATCCCACTCCCACCACAACTGCTCACCGGCCTCGTTACAGGTAGTAACGAAAAAGGGCTGGGCACCGTGGTAGAAGTCTACGCCAGTAGTTTCGCAGTCTATGCTTAGCATTTGGCTGGAAATTTGAAAAGGGGCCGGGTGTGTGTGTGGCATCGGTTTCCGCTAGGAATGCCTGGCCAGGGTAACGCCCCCCAGCCGGCACCACCCGACCCCTTTACTTCCCCAAGGGCAGGGGGTTAATCTTCGGCACTTTCCAGGTCGTCCCAGGACACACCCTTATAGGTGATCTTGGTGTTGTCCAGGTTCTTCAGGTCCACCGTGCGGTTCTTCTTGTACGCGGCCACTACCTCAACCTCGACGGCCTTCTTCACGGCCTTCTTGGTCTTGGGGTCTAGCGGCTTGTACTTGTAGACCTGCTTGACCTTGGGCTCCCAGTCCGCCGCCGGCTCGGCCGCCGGCTGCTGGGGCACATCGCGGGCCTTGTTGATCATGTCCACAACCTCGGCCCAGGTCTTGGTCTGCTTGGCCGCCGCCTCGTCCACGCCAGCAGTTACGGCAATTTCCATTAGCCGTTCGCCGGCCTTCTCGTCGCTGGCGGCCTGCTCGGCCAGGGTATCCAGGTCCTCTTCACCTTCTGCTGGGGCCGGCGGCTCAGCTGTGGCCTCGGTACCCGGGGCACTGCCGGTACGGTCCTGCACGGCATGCTCGGGGTCCTGGCCGTTGCGTAGCTCGTCTAGCTTCTCCTCTAGCCCTTTGGTGCCCAGCCAGCTTTCAAAGGTGCGGGACGTGGGGTACTCGGCCGTGGGCTTGCCGGCCCTGGTGCTGAAGCGGAAGTAGATGTCGCTGCCTTGCAGTTGCTCCAGCAGCCCCACCAGGTCCTCCTCCTCGGCCAGGCCCGCCGTGCATTCCTCACCGCCCAGCTTCCGCAGTTCATTCAGGGCACTGTCCACATTCTCGTCACCATCCGTGGGCTCACCCCTGCTGTTGCTGGTGGCACACAGCGGCAGCGTGAGCATGGTCTGCCGGCCTTCTACCCGCTCGGTAATGGGCTTGCTAATGGGCACGACCTTGCCATTCTCCCAGCCTTCCATGACGTAGGTGTGTTCCAGGGGCTGCACCACCACGGCACGGAGCAGGATGTGCGGCTCGCCCTCGTTCTTGCCGGTCTTGTACTTGCCCATACGGGCCTCTACCAGGTGGGCAATCCCGCCGCTGATGCCCGGCGGCAGCCGGCTAAAATCCATTCCATAGTCAGTCTCATCCTTGGCATGGGTTTGCAGGGACTTGGCCAGGTTAAAGCCCTTGGCCTGCCCTTTAATGGGTGGCATACGTAACTCTCCTCTCGCTAGGCGAACACGTTGATGGTTAAAACGACACAAGGTTGGAGGGGGGCCAGGGCACACCCTAGTAAAAGGCGACCAGCCCATAACCCGGGCGTTCCTCTTGCCTGGCCCCCCAGTGTAACATAATTACCCCACGGGCTTGCCGTCAATCAGCTGCCTGATCTTCTCGTAGCTGGGGTTCACAATGTTGTCCGGCAGTTCAATGCCCATAGGCAGGCGGAAGCCCGTCATATACACCGGATGCGGCCCCATCCGCAGGCAGTAGTCACACTTGCCCGTAGGCTTATAGATGGTGCGGGCCTTGCCGCCAATGGTCACTACCTGGGCTGCCTCTTGCTGGCGAATGTAGGTCTGGCAGATGTAGTCGCAGGCCCCATTCACCCAGGCCACCGCCGTGGGGGTAAGGGCCGCCCCAATACTGGGTATGATCAGGTCGTCCGCGTCTTCACTGCCAAAGTTCCGCTCGTGGGCAATGATTACCACATGCAAACCAATGCGGTCACTCAGGTCTAGCAGGTGCCGCATCCGCTCCTTGAACTGGGCACCGCACACCTGCCAGTCCTTTTGCACCGCCATACCCCAGCTTTTTTGCACCGGGAGCTCGGCCAGGCCCAGTATCTCGGCCAATATCATGTCTTGCAGGCCACCGGCCGTATCCAGCACCACCGTCTTGTAGTGGCCGCCGGCCAGCATGGCGGCAACCTCGTCAATCTCGGTACTGGCTTGCAGCCGCACAAAGTCAACGCCCTTAATGTTGGACACCGACTTGGTACCGTCTTCTGTGCCCACGATTAGCACATCCTTGGGGAACGTGCAGCCCAGGCGGGTTTTCCCGGTCTTGCCCCGGCCGTACACGCACAGCTTGACGCCCTGCTTGTTGCGGATAGGGGCAATACGGGCCAGTACATTAGCTGACTTGCTGGTCTGGGTCGGGATCTTGTGGT